AAATTGCAACTCCTTGAAGTGGGTTTTCTGCATCGCCTGACAAGATTGTTTTATCACCGAATACCTTAGGATAAAATTTAGCCATTTTCCATTTTAAAGTCTGAGCTAAAACGTTGTATGTCGAACTATCAATTTCTTTCGTAGTCAACATATCTCTCAAATCGTCTAATTCATTTTCTAATGCAATAGCTTTATCTTGTTGACTATTTATATACAGGGTGCGTAATTCTTCGTTATTTTGCTTCCAACGTCTAAAAGTAGTCCAATCAGGATATTTATCATTAGAATCTAAAATACGCTTTATATTTTGACCATTCGCAAGTTCATCGCAAATCTCAATACATAATTCAAAGTTATATTCTGTTAAACGTGCCATAACCACAAAACTACAAAATTATTTTGATATAAAAGATGTTATCGTTTAAAATTTCTTTTAGGTTTATTAATATATTTACTTTTAGGCTCATCGAATTTAATACTTACATTGGTTTTATTCCAATTATTTATACTTTCAATTGCTTTTTCAGTAGCTTCTTTTAAATCATTTGAATCCTATTCGAACTTCTGTTTTGTAAATTCTGTAAATCCAAAAGGGTTACATCCTAAGAATATTTTATTTTTCATATTTCCTATTTTTTAATTTCATAATTTATAAAATCCAATTCTTTCTCCAACTCCTTAGATTTTTCGTAATTACTATCAATATCTTTTTTGAGTTGTTCGAGTTTGTTTAGTTTAGACATCTAACTCATTTATAAATTTAATTAATTCATCGCTTTGTTCCGATAGTAAGTTATATTTTAGATTCCATCTAAAAACAAAATCTCCTAAATAATCACTATATCCCAATATATTTAAATATAACAAAGCGTGGTTTAGTTGTATTGGTAATTCAATAATCCCATTACCATATTCCCATTTATTAAGCTCAGGTATAGCTTTTCTAATTTTTTGTTCTAATTCGTTTAACATAATTTTATTTATTTAATTGTTTAATTTAAGTTAATTGTAAATAGTTTTTGTCGTTTAATATATTCAGTTTCGATTGCTTGGAAATATTCAAGGCATATTTTACCCTCAATAAATAAATTGCAATGGTAATCATAAAGGCGGAGGAGTAGATTATATTCCATTTCGCCATAATTTATATTGTTCAAGTGATCTAAAAATTAAATATTCAAAACCAAGATCGGATACTTTACTTTCAAATATCTTTTGCTGATCTGATTGTATTCCTTTTTCAGTTTTCAATTCGATGAAAAATATTTTGTTTTTAATTATCAATATCAAATCTGAAACCCCAGCCATAACCCCAGTAGCTTTTAAAAGTTTAGCTTCTAATATATTTCTTGATCCACCATTAGGAACTGCAAATATTATGCTTTCTTTTTTGATCGAGTAATTATTATTTTCAAATAAAATAATTTGTTGTTGTAATTGTGATTCTGTCATAATTTTAAAAAAGGTAACCAATATTTAGTTAATGTATTGATTTTCAACAAAGTTACCAAAATGCCGAAAATCAATTTATTTTACATAGATTTATGTTTAATTATTCATTATTGTAATAATAAAAGTAATATATTATACTATACATAGTTTATTTATTAAAAATAGGTAACTTAGGTAACTTTGTTAATAATCAAATAGTTAGCAGGTAATTTTTAGGTAACCAAAAGGTAACTTAGGTAACCTAAAACGGTACTTCGTCAGATTTTTCTTCTATATTTTGGTATTTAGAATTAATATAAATTACAATTAATGTTTGCAGGTTTCAAAATAAGTAGTATCTTTACATCATAATAATAAACAAATAGAAATTATGAAACTTACATCAACAGAAATTTACACATTAGCAAACGAAATAACTGAACAACAATTTAATAATTTATTTAATATTTTTACAGAAGAACAAGAAAAAGAATTTAATTGTTTAGTAAGATTAGGGGATAGCAAAGAAGTTGCTTTATGGACTGTTATTTCGAATAAATACGAAAACAAAGAAGTTAGTGAAATGTATAATTTAGCTTATAATAATTAATTATGGAAGATGAAATACAAAAAAAAATGATTATAGATATCACTGAACTTGTAAATATTGCATCTTTAAACGTAAGAAGCACAGATGATATTATCGATTCTATTTTAGAATGTATTAAAAAAAGAGACAAAGAATTAAATTTTAATATTAAAAAATAATTATGGAGACACAAGAAAAAGAAAAAGCAGAGGAATTAGTAAGACATTTCAAAGGCAGAGGAATGGATGGAGATGAAGATTACGCATCTAAAGAGTGTGCTTTAATAGTAGTTAATGAAATTTTATTATTCTTATCGTTACAGATAGGTTTTTATGATGAAAACGCTGTAAATTATTGGAATGAAGTTGAACAAGAAATAAATAATCTATGAAAAACACACACGGCGGTTCACGTTCAAACTCAGGAGCAAAACCCAAAGGAAACATTTTATATCAAAGGCGTTTCAGACCTGAGTTAGTAAAAAAAATGGATGAGTATTTAACGAAATTGAAAAACGAATTTAAATTATGAAAGAATTAACACCTATTGAAGAAGCAATTGAAAAAGTAAATAAATTAGCAATGGATGATAAAACGATTAGAAGAGTTTTATTAATTCTTAATGAACAACTTAAAAAAGAGCAACAAGTTTATAAAGTTATTTTTCAGAATGGGTTAAGTGCCTCTAAAAGAAAAACTAAAAAATATTAACCCTAAACCCTAAAAAAATGAATAAATTAAGAGAGAAGTTTAAAAACGCATTTCCATATTCTTCAAATAAAGATTTCTTGGATAAATGCGAACAAATAAACGATGACTTTACTTTGAAGTTCTTCAAATGGTGCAATGTCGCTAAATATGAATTACCTAATGAAATGTCAGTAGAAGAAAAATTACAATACTTTAAACAAAATATTTATGAAAAGATTTGAATATTTAGAAGAAGTTAATCCAACCTTAAATAAATTAAATGATTTAGGTTTCAACCGATGGGAATTAGTTTCAGTGGTTGTTTCTAATATTAGTAGTAAATTTGTATATATTTTTAAACGTAAATTAATTTAATTATGGAAAAGAATAAAGAACTTACACCGATGATGGAGTTGATAGAATGGGTTAAAACAAATCCAAATATCAATATAAGTAATAAGGCAAGAATTATTGAAAAAGCTAAATCACTCCTACCAAAAGAAAAACAGTTTTTTAAATATGCATATTGTGGTGGCTGTAAAAATCCATATCTATATAAATCACACGAAGAAAAAGCCGAAACCTACTACAACACTAAATACAATAACCAAATAAAATAGATAGAGAGATGGAATTAAACATAGATTATAAATTAACTGATAAAGATTTTGATAAAATAGCTGAAAAAGTTATTCAAAAACAATCAGATGAAGTTTTTATGAAAAAAGTAATTGAAACTTCTGAAAAAGTAGCAGAAAAACATTATTGGAATATATTTGGTAAATTTCATCAAGATTTAGAAATAGACCATTTATTTAAAAAACATTTAGCTCCTTTGGTTTCTGAGCAATTAAAAACAAGAAACTTAATTGAGATAGAATTATCCAAGGTATTAAATACTGATAAAATAAAACAGTTGGGGATACAAAGATTAAGAGATATTGCTTTTCAATTACAAAAAGAAATCGATGATAGTTGCGAAAATAATTAAACCACCTAACCAATGCTAAACGAATTAGAACAAAAGATTAGAAAAGCGATACCTGAGTTAAGGGATTGGGATTATATCCAACTTAACCACGTGTTGGAGTATGTTTTACCTATTTATAAAATTAAAGGTTTAGAGGCGAATATATATTTTGATATAATTTACTATTGGAATCTAAAATCAAACCTACTATCAGACCAAAGCGAGGAATTAATTAAATTTATAAATGAGTTATGAAATACTATAGAAAAACACCAATTTTAAATAGAGTTACCGAAACACTAAATGAACTTCAAGTCAAAGGATATAAAATAATTTCAGTATATCAATATCAAGATAGTTTAGAATGTAATGTTTGTTCAATTATTTATAGAGATAGGCATTGGTTTGAAAAGTTTTTCGCATTAACCAACCAAGAATTAAAAATAAATTTGTAAGTTTGTGGTATTATGGAATTAACAGCGAAACAAGAATCATATTGTCAAAACTATGTAGTATGTGGTAATCAATCCACAGCTTATAGACTTGCGTATGATGCCGAAGATATGAATTCCAATACCGTAGCGGTTAAGGCTTGTGAGCTACACGCAAACGGTAATATTTCGGTAAGGATAAAAGAATTACAACAAGAAACTTGGGAACGTAATAAAGCAACAATAGATGAACTTGTTAACGTTCTTTCAGGTATGGTTAGATTTGATATTGCAGACCTTTACGACGAGAACGGAAATTTATTACCGATTAAAGAAATGCCATTAATAGCAAGACAAATGATTTCAGAATTAACAAGTGATGAAATTAAAATGGGCGGTCAATCGATTGGCGAAGTAAAGAAAGTTAAAACAATTGCGAAACTTGATGCGGTTGAAAAGCTAATGAAACATTTAGGAGGTTACGAAAAGGACAATAAGCAAAAAGCGGTATTAGTCGAACCAGTTACTTTCATATGCAAATAGAACTATTTAGCCACCAAATGGAATTTATTCAAAGCGATGCGACATATACGGCTATCGTTGGTGGTTATGGAAGTGGTAAAACGTTCATAGGCATAGCTAAGACTGTTGAAATGAAACTATCAATGCCAAACATTGATGTTGCCTATTATCTTCCAACATATCCGCTTATTCGTGATATTGCTTTTAAAAATTTTTCAGAGTATTTAAGCTTAAGAAATATCCCTTATAAGCTTCACGAAACAAATAAAGAGTTCACAACACCATACGGACGTATTATATTGCGTTCAATGGATAATCCAAGTTTGATTGTAGGGTACGAAACTGGTTATGCTATAATTGATGAAGCTGATGTGTTACCAATTCGTAAGATGCAAACTGCATTTGATATGATTGTAGCTCGTAATAGGTCGGTTATCCCAAACGGAAAAAACAAATTGGATTTCGTATCAACACCAGAGGGTTTCAAGTTTATGTATAAGTTTTTTAAAAAAGAAGCTAACGAACATAAGAAAATAATTCACGCGCACACCGAAGCAAACACATCGCTACCAAAAGAATATATTGAAAATTTAAAGAACACCTATACAACCAATCAATTAAAAGCATATCTTTACGGGGAGTTTGTAAACATCACAAGCGAAAGCGTTTATAGTTCTTACCATAGAGAAGAACACCGACATAATGAAAAGGTTATAGCTGGTGAAATTCTTTATATTGGAATGGACTTTAATATAACCAATATGAACGCCGTTGTATTTATTAAGCGAGATAAACGAATGTATGCCGTTGCAGAATTACCGAGTGCTTACAATACTCAATCATTAGTTGAACAATTAAAAGCACGATACCCAAATCATAAATTAAGGATTAATCCTGATGCAAGTGGAAACGCTAGAAGCACAAGCGGAAGTTCCGACTTTGGAATACTTAAAAAAGCATTGTTTCAAGTTGATGCTCCAAA